ATATTGCAGATGCACTACTTACTTGTGATATAGAAGTGGTTTACGATAGAGTAGTAGAATTTATTAAAGAATTAAACAAATAAGATATGAAAGTAAGAATTTTACAACGTAGTGTATACTACAAAACGGCAGAGTTAGAGATAGAAATCCCTAACGACATTGATGAGTTTGATATTCAGCAGTATGTCAATGACAACGAGGACCTTTGGGTTGATGAGATAGACCACAAGATAAACGAGTCTGAATTTATCTTCGGACTTGGAATGGATAGTGGAGACTGGACAGACCAAGACCAAGACTCCGAATGGAGATACGAATGTGACGAACTAAAAATAGGAGGACACTTATGAATATAAATAGCAAGGGTACATACACCCTAAAAGATGACCACTATGTAATGAGTATAGAATACTCATATTACTACAACACAGGAACATACGAGCAGCCCCCAGAAGAGGACATGGAGATTGAATCCGTAGACTTAAATGGAATGGATATCACAGATTTCTTTTGGGAATTTGTAGAAGACAAAGTGTATCAACAATTAATAGAATACGCAAGAGAAAATAATTAAATAACAATTAAATTATGAAACTATACGATGTACCTAGAAACAGTAGAATAAGAGTAAAGACCAAAGATAAAGTGCCACCTGACGCTCCTGAGATTGAATCAGGCGAAGAGCTTAACTTTAGATCCATAGACGGAATGTATAGCTATTGCACCAGAGACAATGGTGAAGTAGTACATTTAGCAGCATGGACAGACGTAGAAGTTGTACAGTAAAGGCAATTTATTGCTTATTTTGTACAGAAGTAAGGGTTAAAAGGCAAGTAATTGCCATCATTAATAACAATAACACACGTTAATGCGTGTAAAAACAAACAATTAGAAATTATGGGAAGATATTATGACGGAGACATAAACGGAAAGTTTATGTTCGCAGTACAATCAAGTAGTGCAGCAGACAGATTTGGTTCAGAAGGACACAACAATTATTTAGAGTATTACTTTGACGAGGAACACCTACCTACAATAAAGGAAGAGTTGTCAATATTAAAACCTGCATGGGAAAAAGTAACAGAGTTTTTTAAGGATAGAAACTCATGGACTAATGAAGAACAAGAAGAGGCAGGAATAAGTACTAAAGAAATGAGTGACTTTGCCGACTATCGCTTAGGTAAACAGATAGAGGAATGTATAAAAGAGGAGGGACAATGTTCGTTTCAAGCAGAGCTTTAATAGTATTGTTCACACTCATCATAGGGGTAGGTGCTACCCCTGTTGATGAGGTGTTGGTTACTGCAACAGTATACAACGCAGATCCAAGACAATGCAACGCAGACTATCTAACGACTGCGAGTGGTAAAAAGATAAACGAAAGCAACCCCCAGGGACACAGATGGATAGCTGTGTCAAGGGATCTAGAGCCATTGGGTTTTACTTTCGGAACTAAGGTATTAATAAGTAACGCAGGCGAAATGAATGGAGTCTGGACCGTAGAAGATAGAATGAATAAAAGATGGGTACATAGGGTAGATTTCCTTGTAAACAACGATATAAGATTAGGTAAATGGAATAACGTAAAATTAGAAATATGGATACCAAAGAAGAATTAAGAAATGGATTAGAGTTAGTTTTAGCACTTCAACTAACGTTAGAGTTAATGGACGAATATAGATTAAAAGGATTGCCAAAGAAGTATGGTAATATGTTTAAGAACTCAATAGAGAAGTCAATGTCTCAGACATACGATAGGCTTTACAAAAATGATCCAGAATTTATGACCAACTCAATGAATATAAAGAATGAGATGATATCCTCAATAGCTTCTTTAAACGAAGTAGATGCTATTCTTTTTGCATCATTTACTCAGCACTATATGGACAACATAGATGTTGCCAGAGAGAAGGGAACTGTGTTCTTTTCTAAACTATTATAAGCCACAAGATTATTTAATCCTTAGTTGTCGCTAATGTAGGCCGCTATAATGCTTTACATGATGTTCTTGTGGTGTATTATATATGACATCATAAATTATAGTAAGACTGACAGGACGGAAAGACGCCCCTCTATTGAGGTAACTAAAATAAATAAAATAGATATGAAGTTACAAATTTTTACAGTCCATTTATATTACGGACAACATACAAGATATGAAACAAAACAAACACCTTCTATAGAAGAGGCAAGAAGGTGGGTATCAGGAGCTGCAAAAGGCAGAATTATTAACAAGCAAAACATATATGTACAATGAATTTACTAACACAAAACAGTAAGCTTAAAAAGACAAGTAAGAATCTTAATTTAAGGGTATTTAATTTTGGAATACCTGCATACAAATCGGCAAGTGGCAAGCTTACCTGCCCTATGGCTGACGAGTGTGTTGAGTTTTGCTATGCAAAGAAAGGTGCTTATGTATGGAGCAATGTTCAACCTGCATTCGAGAAGAGATACCAACTCAGTAAGACATTAGAATTTATTGACGCAATGAATTCAGAGATAAAAAAGAAACGACCTGAGTATGTAAGAGTACATGATAGTGGTGACTATTATTCAAGAAGCTACTTAGCTAAGTGGATCACGATTGCAAATGAAAATCCAAGCGTAAAATTCTACAGCTATACAAACATGGTTGACATGATTAAAAACACCAAGCTTCCTGATAACTATGACATTATATTTAGTGATTCTGGCAAACAAAAGCACATGATAGACCAAAGTGCTGACAGACACACTAAAATATTTAAGAGTAAGGAAGACCTGTTAAGCAAGGGGTACGTAGATGCCTCAGACACAGACCTTTATGCAACTAAATGGTTTAATAAAACCAATAGAGTCGGTTTAATATTTCATTAAAAAACAAATAAAAGTTGCGTAATAAATAAATAATTAGTAAATTTGTAAAACACAATTTAATTTAAAAACATGGGAAAATCAAGCGAAGAATTTATGAAACAAAGAGAGAGGTTTGAAGATTCAATACCTCTACTAACATCATCATTTAATTGGGATCAATACTTTTTATCCTTACATACTAACAATTTAAATACAATCAAAAATGAAGAGGGGAATATTTAATCAATACGTTGAATTCGTATGTGAAGAATGCGGAATAACAAAAGAAGAACTTTTTACTAAAAGTAGAAAGACTAAGTTAGCAATGTCGAGGTACTTGCTTTATTCTATATGCTATCAAAGACCTATGACAATAGTACAGATTGTTGATTTAATGTCTGAGAATGGATATGATACGTCTAGAACAAATATTGAATACGGAATAGCTAAGATAAAAGAAATGAACGATGGAGACATTAACCGTTTAATTTCAATAGCCGTAAACCATATTTCAAAAGAAGAGTCGTTATGTTAGAAGATTCTATGACAATTCTTTGGCAAGAGGTTAAGGATAATAGGAAATCTGTTTGTCTTAATACAAGCAGAGAAGAAGCCTACATATATAGAGGTGTTAAGTTTTCAAAGTTAGATGGAGTAACAAGAATATATAACACCACTAAAGTTGGACTTAGTTACAGAGAAGTAACTAAAGATGAGTATGATTTCTTAATTGAAAATGGATTAAAGATTGGGGTTAAAAACATTCTCCAGAACACCTATAGAGGTCAGATAGAAAGTATAAATGAAAAGATACATGGAGAAGTCAATACTCGTAACAACAAGAAGCATTATGAGTCATTGAAACAAAAAAGAGAAACATTAATAAATAAATACAGTAAACTAAACAATTAATTATGGGAGAAACAAAATCAACATTCAAAACATTAGCAGCGGTTAATGTTAAGGACAGAGTAGAAAAGAAAGGTAGATTCGATTACTTATCTTGGGCATATGCCTGGGCTATGATTAAAGATCAATACCCTGATGCAAATCGTAAGGTATATGAATCAGAATCCAATGAACTAAATTACTTTTCAGATGGAAGAACAGGCTATGTAAAGGTAGGTGTAACAATAAATGATGTAGAACACATTGATTATCTGCCTATTATGGGACACAACAATCAATCGTTAACATTAGATAAGATTACTTCATTCGCAGTAAACAAGACTATACAACGTAGTACAGTTAAAGCTATAGCTATGCATGGATTGGGATTATCTTTATGGGCAGGAGAAGACTTAGTAGATATCAGTGAGGCAGCACCTGCTGTTAAGCAAGAAGCTAAACCAACTCTAAAGAAGACAAGTGAGAAGTGGAATGATGTAGTTAATTACGTTAAGGCAAACAAGACAAATCCATTCGCTTCTACGATTAAAACATTAGAGACTAAGTATATTATTTCATCAGCAATTAAAAAAGAATTAGGAGTTTATGTCAAGTAATATAATAGAGTCGCTAAGAGACGACTCAAAGTACTATGGTGACTTTGGTAAAAAGTATCTATCTAATTCAGATATCTATAGTTTACTAAACAATCCTAAGAACTTCAGGATTAGCCAAAAGGGATTACCTTTATTAAAAGGTGGTTACTTTCACACAGCTATGTTAGAGCCACAGAAGATAGGAGACTATCCTGTTATAGATGCTTCAACAAGAAGCACTAAAGCTTTCAAAGAACATATATTAGAGAACAATTTATATCCATATGACGTCTTACTATCTAAGGAGGTAGATGAGATAACAACATGGGTTAATGCAATGAAGTCTAACTTCGTAATGTATAGCGACATATATGCTCAAGGTAATATATACGAACAGCCTGCAATAGCTACCATATTTGGGATAGAGTGGAAAGGTAAGGCAGATATAATTACAGCTGATAAAGTTATAGACATAAAGACCACAGGTAACATAGATAAGTTTAAGTGGAGTGCAAATGATTATAACTATGATAGTCAGGCTTATATATACGAGCAGCTATTCGGTAAGCCAGTTGAATTCTATATAATAGACAAGACCACATTGAAACTAAAGATAGCTAAACCATCAGAAGAAACTCTACTAAGGGGTCGTGATAAGGTTTTAAGGGCTATAGAAGTATACAATAAGTTCTTTGCTGAGGACTCAGTAGAGGACGTTACACAGTACATAGAGTATGAACAGTTTTAGTATTTGTTCACACTCATCATTTTAAAGGAGTCAGCGGTGCTTCTCCAACTAAGCACCCATTAAATACCATTAATTATGTCAAACGACAAAATATTTGCAGACGGATTTATCTTCAAGAGAAGAGAGAACGCACCAGAATTTGTAATCGGTAACATCAGCGTAAAAGTTGAAGATGCTGTTGCTTTTTTAAATGCCAACCAAAAAAATGGATGGGTTAACCTAAATGTACTTAACAGTCAGGCAGGTAAACCATACATTGAACTTGACACTTTTGTACCTAAGAAGAAGGCTAATGGGGTGGACACAGCACCTAACCAAGCACCTGTACAAGAGGCAGATTTACCCTTCTAATTAACTAACTAAAAGAAGACAAGGGGTTTAATTATCCCTTGTTTTTTCTTTAGTAAATGTTGAAAATGTTAATTTTTTCCCTTAGAAATGGGAAATAAAAAAAATACAATTAAATAAACGCTATAAAGATATATAGAACTATAAAATCAACATAATGAGCAATAACGTAACAATATTTAGAAACATAAAAGACACATCTACTCCGTTCTTTAAAGATATGGCATCTATTCTTGATAGAATGAAAGATGGCAAGTCTAAGGATTTGATTAAGCAGATTAGGTCAGAGAAGAATAAAGAGGTTCGACAGGAACTAAAAAAGAATTTACCAGCAATTTGTTTTTCTGGAACATTTAATAAAAGAAATGATGATAGTATCATTGAACACAGTGGATTCATTTGCTTAGACTTTGATGGATACAAGACTAAGAAGGATATGTTAGCCGAAAAGGAAAGGTTATCAAAAGATAGATTCACATATTCTGTATTTGTATCGCCAAGTGGTAACGGATTAAAGTCTTTAGTAAAGATACCTGCAGATATTGAGAATCACAAGAACTACTTTACATCATTAGAAAAACATTATAACTCAGAATATTTCGATAAGACAAGTAAGAACATATCAAGAGTATGTTACGAGTCTTACGATCCATTAATATTTATTAACTTAAACTCAAATGTTTGGGATAAGATTGAGGAACAGGAATACAAGGTTGTAGATAAATACTCTTCAAGACCAACTATACCAATAACAAACGAGAATAAGATAGTAGAAATACTTATGACTTGGTGGACAAGAAAGTATGGATTAGTAGATGGTGAAAGAAACAATAACGTTTATATACTCGCTGCTGCATTTAATGACTATGGAATTAGCAAATCATTAGCAGAGTATATCATGTCTCAGTTTGAATCAAAAACATTTACTTCACAAGAGATAAAGACCACTATAGCATCAGCATACAGTCAAACACAAAACTTTGGGTCTAAGTATTATGAGGATGAGGATCAAGTTAATTCTGTTAAGATGAAACTAAAACGTGGAGTATCAAAAAAGGAAATTCGTCTTCAGTTAGCTGAATCCAATATTGAAGACGCTGTAGTTGAAGCTGTATTAACTTCTATTGAAGAAGATGAAAGCGACAAGAGATTCTGGAGTAAGAATGAGAAAGGTGTTATAACAATGATACACTACTTGTTTAGGGATTTTCTTGAGGACAATGGATTCAAGAAGTTTTGTCCAGAGGGAAGTAAGAACTTTATATTTGTTAGAGTTACCAATAACCTTATAGACCACACTACAGAAGAAGAAATAAAAGACTTTGTACTGGGTTATCTTGAAAAGTTAGATGATATGTCTGTATATAATTTCTTTGCAGACAAAACTAGATTCTTTAGAGAAGAATTTCTTTCCCTGTTAGGTACTGTTGACGTTTACTTTGTAGAGGACGACAGGGACACAGCATATCTTTATTATAGAAATTGTGCTGTAAAAGTAACAAAGGATGGAAAGACTGCTATAGACTATCTAGACTTAGGTGGACACGTTTGGAAGGACCAGGTTATTGATAGAGACTTCCAAGTATGTGAGTCTTTTGAATGTGATTACAAAACATTCATAAAGAATATATCAGGAGATGATAAGCATAACATGAAGTCAATGAGAAGTACTATCGGATTTATGTTACACGCATATAAAAATTTAGCATACTGTCCTGCAATAATATTAAATGATGAATCAGTATCGGAAGATCCTGAAGGAGGGACAGGTAAAGGTTTGTTTATCAATGCACTATCTCAAATGAAGAAGTTAGTTGTTATAGATGGTAAGGCTTTTAATTTTGAGAAAAGCTTTGCCTATCAATTAGTTTCAGCAGATACACAGATACTTTGTTTTGATGATGTAAAGAAGCATTTTGATTTTGAAAGATTATTTAGTGTAGTCACAGAAGGAATGACTCTTGAAAAGAAAAATAAAGATGCTATCAAGATACCATTTAGCAGGTCTCCAAAGGTAGCTATAACAACAAACTACGCAATAAAGGGAAGAGGTAATTCATTTGAAAGACGAAAGTGGGAATTAGAGTTTAGACAATTCTATACAAAAGATTTTACCCCATTAGTAGAATTTGGAAAGTTATTATTTTCAGATTGGTCAGTAGAAGAATGGTGTGCATTTGATAATTATATGATTGAGAATGTTATGTTCTACCTGAACAATGGCTTGATAAAAGGTAATTGGAAAAACTCAAGTATAAAGACATTAGGTTCTAATACGTCACAAGACTTTATTGAGTGGTGTGATTTAACTTCTTCAGAGGTAACTAATGGAGTTATAAGACTTGACGAAAAACTATACACTAATGACCTTTATAATGAATTTGTTCAGGATAACCCTGACTTTTCAAGAACAGGAAAGAGAACTGTATCAAGAACTGAATTTAATAAGTGGTTAAGATACTACGGAAAGTATAAGACAGGAAATGAGCCTAAGACCAATAGAGATATGCAGGGTAAATGGATTATGTTTATAACAAATAATACAGTAAAAAATGAAGAAGAAAAAGACGGAACTAGACTTCCATTCTGATTTTAATTGGTGTGTTGATAATGACTTCCAGGTTTATATAAAGCCAATGGAATTAACTGGTCATTGTAGAATTGCAGTAAGAAAAGGAGGTATATCTACTCAAGGTAAGCCTTCTCTGTACTGTAAGGAAAAAGACATAACAATTTATAGCAAAGAAACATTAGGATCTGTATTGTATAAGAATCAAAACAAAGCTGCTGAAAAATTGCCAGAGGTGTTAAACTATTTAAGAAATTTATATGGAAAAGTTTGAAGGTTATTATGAGTATGATGAAGTTTATTATGGTATGTTGAATTCATATGAAATGGTAGTTTACAACGTTCCTTTATCAGATATACTTGTTAGAGATGTGGAGTTTTTTATACATGATATAACTAAGCCTATTACTGTAGATGTTGTAGACGATCTTATTCAGTATTTTGAAGACATAGAAGACTATGAGAAATGTAAGATTTTATTGGAAAAAAGAAAAGAATATGATACAATTTAGAGATTATCAACAAAACATTATAGATAAGGGAACAGAAGTTTTATTAACTAAGAAATTTCTGTACCTGTCTATGGAGGTGAGAACAGGTAAGACACTTACCTCTCTAGGTATTCTAGATAAGATGATGAGTGTGAACAGAGTATTGTTCATCACGAAGAAGAGAGCAATAAGCTCGATAGAATCAGATTACAATCTGCTTGATCCAGACTATGAACTGCAAGTTATAAACTATGAATCACTTCACAAGATCGACCAAGTAGGTTGGGATGCTGTAGTTTGTGATGAAGCACATGGTATGGGAGCTTTTCCAAAGCCAAGTAAAAGAGCCAAAGCTGTATCTGAACTTATTAGAAAAAACAAACCATATGTTATATTACTTTCAGGCACACCAACGCCTGAGTCTTATAGTCAAATGTATCATCAAGTATATTCAATTCCAAACAATCCATTTAATAAATATTCTAACTTTTATAAATTTGCTAGTGACTACGTAACAGTTACCACTAAAAGAATAGGTGGATTTATGGTGAATGATTATTCTGATGCCAAGGAAACCATAATTGATGACATGAATCCTTATACTATTTCATACACACAAAAAGAAGCAGGATTTGAATCTTCTATAAAAGAAAAAATTTTGTTTGTCGATGCTCCTGAAAGTTTAATGGTTATGTGTTCTAAGTTAAAGAAGCTGCTTGTTCTGGAAGGTGAAGATGAAGTTATACTAGCTGATACAAGTGTAAAGCTTATGCAGAAGCTGCATCAAATGTATAGTGGTACTGTTAAGTTTGAAAGTGGAAATTCCATGGTCCTTGATTTGTTTAAAGCTGAATACATATACGATAATTTTTGTTGTAATAAAATAGGAATATTCTATAAGTTTAAGGAAGAGCTTAACGCAATTAAGAAAGTCTATGGAGATAGTATATGCACTGATTTAGATGAGTTTAACAGCACAGATAAGTCTATAGCCTTGCAAATTGTCAGTGGAAGAGAAGGAATATCTTTGCGTAATGCTAAATATTTAGTATATTACAACATAGATTTTAGTGCTACAAGTTACTGGCAATCAAGAGATAGAATGACCACCAAAGAAAGACTTGAAAACGAAGTGTTTTGGATTTTCACAGAAGGAGGAATAGAAAGTAAAATATATAAAGCAGTAAGCAAAAAGAAAAATTATACTCTAAATCATTTCAAAAGAGATTTATTAACTTTAAATTAAATATAATGGTAGAAGCAATTGGTTGGCTATGTTTAGCCTGGGTAGTAATGATAGTAGGAAAGGAAATAGCTAAGAAGTTATGGCCAGAAGACTGGAAATAATGACAGAACAACAAATACAAGCGAAGAGAATCAAACAATTAGAAGCTGAAGGGTACTATGTTATCAAGCTTATTAAGACTAATAAGAATGGTATACCTGATCTTGTTGCTATACCTCCTAACTGTGGGGTTATATTTTCAGAAGTAAAAAAGCCAAAGGGCAGGGTGTCTGCCTTACAAGAATTTAGATTAAAAGAATTAGAAAAACATGGAGTCAGAACAGAAATATATAGAGGATGAATTTGAATTGGACGAGTACTTTCTAAAACAAATGCATACATTTGAATTGGATGTAAAAAATAAAATAGCATCTAAAATAGATGAGCTAATAGGGTTAAAAAGCACAGCTGGAAAAATACAAAGCATAGCTGGTTATATTAATTTAAAAAAAGATATTGATATATTTTTTGTTTTAGATTACTATAGAGAAGCTGATTGCGCTCCTACTGTACTAATAGACGTTAACGAAATAGAAGTAGACAGATACCTAGACTATATAAACTCTAATAAATATATTAAATGAAAAATTCAGAAAAATTAATAATAGAAGCTGTAGAGTCAGCAACTGGTGTTTTGGATATAATGAAAAAGACTAGAAAAAGAGAGCATGTTGATGCCAGACGAATAGCTTACATGATATTCAGGGAAACACGGTTTTACACGTTTGAAAAAATAGGTGAATTGTTTAATAGAAATCATGCAACTGTATTGTTTGGAATTAGATCAGGTCAATCACTTATAGATTTTGACCCAAAGTTTAAAGAAAACTATTTACAATGCCTTGCTGAGATTAGGACTATAAACACTGAAAAAGAACAGATAAGACAAAAAATATTAGATTTAAAAAGAAAGTTATTAACACTAGAAAAAATAGAAAATGGATTATAAATTTGAAGACATACAGAAGATAATAGACTTTAAAAGTTGGGCAGATAAAAAGAAGATTGATGAGCTTCTTAGAATTGATTGTACGATGTACACTAACCTGGGACTAGATAGTTTAAAGAAAGATCGTGAAGAAACAAAAAGAAGATCAAAAGTCATTTACAAAGCTATATCTAAGATAGATGAGGCTTTTGGTAAAAGCCTAATATACCAAATGGATAGTTAATAACTATTTTGTTTTTTATTGTTTTTTTATGTTAAATTTAGGAAACAATTATAAAATGGCAATACAAATACACAACCATAATTCCATAAATTTTATAAATCTTTTAATGGAAAGAATAAATTCACTTAGTGACGATATTTACGAATCACTAATGGATGAAGATACTGAATCTCTAAAGTCCTCAATAAGGGAGTTGCAAATAGTTTTACGAGAAACACAAAAAACAACTGAAGATGAGTACTAATAAAGACGCAGGATACAGACCAAGACTTACTGATGAAGAAAGTGAAATGGTAAAAAACCATAGAGCATTAAAAATAGAATGCGAAACCAACGGAATACCAATGAGCGATGTAAATCATTATTGGTATAAGGGTAAAAGCTTCTCTCTTCATGTGAAAAATAATGGAGTAAGTCTTGACAAAGTGAGACAGGACATAATCAAGGCTATGAATAGTCATTCTCCTTCATATCCTAAGATAAAAAGAACTAAGTCAGAGACTGGTCACTTATTAGTTATAGATCCTGCTGATATACACATAGGAAAGCTTGCAACCAGCTTTGAAACAGGCGAAGACTATAACTCTCAGATAGCAGTAAAAAGGGTTAAGAAAGGCGTAAAAGGAATTTTACAAAAATCAAATGGATTTAATATAGATAAAATTCTTTTTGTTGGTGGTAACGATATACTTCATATAGACGAACCTCATAGAAAAACTACTGCAGGAACACCTCAAGATACTGATGGGATGTGGTATGAAAACTTTATGACTGCTAAAAAACTTTACATAGATGTCCTAGAGACATTGATGTCTGTAGCTGATGTTCATTTTGTATACAATCCTAGTAACCACGATTATATATCTGGATTTATGTTATCCGATTCTATACAGTCTTGGTTTAGAAAGTCTAAGAATATAACATTTGATTGTAGTATAGCTCATAGAAAGGGATTTAAGTATGGTCAAAATTTAATTGGAACTACACATGGAGATGGAGCAAAGCTAGCTGACCTTCCGTTAATAATGGCTAATGAGTTTTCAAGAGAATGGGCTGATACAAAACATAGATATGTTTATACTCACCACATACACCACAAAAGTTCAAAAGACTATCATGGAATTACAGTTGAATCATTGAGGTCTCCAAGCGGATCAGATTCCTGGCATCATAGAAAAGGATATGGAGTTGGTGGCATAAAAGCAGTAGAAGGTTTTATACATTCAAAAGACCATGGTCAAGTAGCAAGGTTAACTCATATCTTTTAATTATGAAAGATAAATATTTTACAAAAATATTTGCATGGATAATTATATTGATAGTAACTTTTTTTATTTGGTATAGTTTCTATATATGGATATTTTAATGATTAAAAAAGAATGGCACTTTATGGATAAGGCTAAACAAAGAAAACAAACTCCAGTTTATACAGGAGTATTAATGTATTTCCCTGATGCTATAAGAGAAATAGCTCAATGCAGTTACGCAGGACAACAACAACACAACCCTGACCTTCCATTACATTGGGACAGAGATAAGTCAGGAGACGAATTAGATGCCCTTACAAGGCACTTAATGGAATGTGGTACTGTAGATGCAGATGGAATAAGACACTCGGCTAAGGTAGCTTGGAGAGCCTTAGCTAACCTGCAAAAAGAAATAGAAAATGAAGGATCAAATTAACGAACAGATACTAAGAGAAAAGTTAAAATCTAATCCAGATTATAAGTTAATAAGAAAGCTTCAGCAATTGTTAGACGAGCCTGAAAAAAAATCATCAGAAGTCTAAATTTTTAAGTTCATCTTCTAGTTTTTTTATTTTTCTACCAGCAGGCGAATTTTTCTGTTGTTTTCTAGCTTTAGATTTTCTATCTTTTCTTTTTTTAAGTTCTCTTTCTCCGTAGATTATTTTAAAGTCTTCATCACTTAATTTTAAATCTTGCTGTTTAGAATCTTTTATGTCAGACCAATTCTGAGCCATCATATATCTTCTTATATCCTTGTATAGTGGTAATGGTACTCCTGTAAACTGACTAGCCTCTAAGGCAGTTCTTAATGTCATAAACTCAGCTGCTGCTCTGTCGGCAACTTTTTTATTTTTGCTTCCCATTTTAGCAAGTAAATCACCCATTCTTAATAAACTACTAGCTTGTGGAGCTAAAGGCCCTGCACCAATTCTTATTGCCGACTCAGCTACACCTTCTTTCTCTAGTTTTTGTTGGTTTATTACACTAAATATAAGAGAATGTATATATGGATTATATCCTTTGCCATCTTTGTCTGACCATAAACCTAATTCTTCTCCATATTCCTCGTTTAATTTTTCAATAGCTAAATTTACTCCAATCATAGGAAAGTTTCCTGTAGTACCTCTTGTTATTAAAGAAACTCCTGCACCTGCTAATTGTCTAGTGGTTAACTCTTCATAATCTATGTCATCTTCATCATCAAGTCCTAACACTCCATTGAACATAGAAGCTAGTGCTTTGTACATAACAACGTATAAACTCATTCTAGTCATGATTCCTGCTAATGTAGCACCTCCTTTTATAGCACCCATTTCTCCTTGTCCAACCATAGAAGCAACAGCTTGTCTTGCTGTTACAAATTCATTGATAGTAAACCGAGCCATATAGGAGTTTATTGACTTATATAATATCATTCTAGCACCATCTTGATCTGAGAGTTGATTTTTCAACACGCCACTAAAGGGGTCATTAGATGTTGCCGCTTGAGTAACTTTAGCATCAGCTGCTCTCTTGGCAGCTTGAATAGCATCTGCATACTTAGTCATGTATGCTTCGTCATTTTTTGATATTTTATCTGCGTCCATGTCTTGACCAGTTTCCTGTTTAAAAACCTTAGCAAAAGTTCCAAAAAACAAAGGTCTTGAAATCATTTTATCAGGAGTACTTAATAAATTATCTGCCAAAAACTCTGAACCATCTGCAAACTTTTTACCAAATCGAGCTGCGTATTGAACAGTACTTTTAGCATTACTACCACTAGCTCGTTTACTTCCTTTTTTGTTTCTAACTACACCAGCGTTTTCTGATTTAGAACCTCCTAGTATTTCTGAACCCCAATTTTTAGTTACAGTTGTAGACCCTACATTTTCTGCAAAAGACAATCCGTTTTGCATTAAAGATAAATTTGAATATTTTCCTAACCCTAATGCTAATTCTTTAGGAGCTGACATCAATCCAAATGTCAAGTTACTTCCAAGTTCTGCCACAGCTCTTGGAGCAGATGCTAGCGTACTATAATAACCAATTTTTCTTGCTGAATCAAACCACTTTCCTCCTATAACGTCTGTACTAAAATTACTAGACAAAACCTTATTAATAGATTCATCATATGCTCTTGACAAAGAAACAGTTGCTTCTATTACTTCTTTTGTAGCATTGTCTTGTTCAGAAAGTTTAGTTAATTGAGTTAAAGCTTTTCTAGATGTTTGTATTTCATTAGTTAAATAGTAATCCATACCTGCCATTCTTAAAGCTCTTAGTGCTGTAGCTACAGGATCAAAATCAATTGCCTTTGCTCCTGGAGTTCTACTTATAGATGTTTTAGATTCAGTACTTGTTTGTGGATTTATGTAGTTTTTCTGTGATATTAATTGTTGGTCTAATTTGTCAGTTGTAGCATCAACTTTGTGATGAACATAATTGTTCAATAAGTCTAATTTATTACCTCTCACAATAGTTGTGGCATAGGCTTGCTTGTCGCCTAAAGCGCCATAAATTTCCTGCATTATACCTATCGCTTTCATTACTTGTGGAGATAAATTTTGTTTCATCTTCTTAGTTGTAATGACTCCTCCTTCGCTGTTTTTTGCTTTTATATCAAGTAATATATCTATGTCAGCTTGAGTATAATTGCTTTTTGTTCTAGAATTGTTAAAGTTTTCTATAGTCTTGTCTATAAATTCATTTGCTTCTGCAACCCCTTTATTACCTACGTTTGATTCGCTTTCTAAAGCTAGTAAGTATGTTTGTATTTCAAACCTTCTTCTTACTGCAGGATTAGTTCCTTCTTTATAAGTAGGAGCTATTATCTGTTCTACAGCATCAAGCTTATCTGTTAGTCTTCCTGACCAAGTTTTAAACTGACTGTACTTTGTGGCTATTGGTTCAAAACTATTATTTCTTATAGTATTATTTTTATAGTTTCCAAAAGCATTATCTACTGCAGATAAAGGATTAGTCCTCAGCAGCTCTAATGATGTTGTGGAATTTGCTCCCCTTTTTGTGGCGTTTTTTAAACCAGCTTTTAAGGAAGCTTCGGCCCTGCTTTTAACCATAGCTATTTTATTTTTAGTAGTTCCATATTTGTCTACCAAAGGACGCATGTCATAAGCCCTACTATTTATTGACTGACCAAGTTTGTTTGCAGCGTGTGTATAATGACCATTATTAATGTTTTCAAGACTAACTTCTAATAAATCTAATTGCTTGCCTGTTAACCCAATTAGGTCGCTGTCTTTAATGTTTTGAAACACTTGAACACCACCTGCTTCTTTAGTTGTATTGTCAAGGCTTTTTAAACTTATACCCCTAGACCTAGATTTTATTTTTGTTATAATGGCCTGTCTATTCTCAGCAAATTTATTAGCAGCTTCTACAAGCTCTTGATTTTCATCAGTCTCTGCTGAGTTAATTTTATCTATAAGAGTTTGTAATGTAAATGAATCTAGTTTATCTAAGTCGTTTTCAATAAACTTAGAATCTTCTGATATTAAAGTTTCACCATCTACATCTTCATTAATAATTTTATCTACTATAGTTTTTAAAGTTTTATTTTCTTTAGTTTCAGTCTCTTCATCTGTATCTTGAATGTTTTCATTATACAAAGAATCAGCCATGTTCTGAGAATCTATTACTAGCTGATCATCTAACTTTAAATTTTGTTTTTGCTTTAGAAGATTACTTAAAAAATCATTATAACCATCTATGTTTTCACTAGTAAGATTTTTAGTTGGAGTATTTAGTATAGTTCCTAACCTAGATATAAGGTCTGGATTTAATCCATAGTCTCCTTTATTTAATCTTGTGGTTACTCTATTATTAAGCTTTTCTGCTTTCAAAAGTTTTGCTGCGTAATCAGCATCATTAAATACCTTTTCTGAATACTCTATTAATTCTTGTACAGCAACCTGATTATCAAGATTAACACTATTAACTTTATTTATAACAGCTTTGGTTTGTGCTGCAGTAATAGTTCCCTTTTTACCTTTAGAATATATCTTTATCTGTTTATTAAGGTCTTTTCTTTTGGTTTTTAAATCTTGTTTACCTTCTCTGTTGGCCTTGTTCCACGCTTTCCAAAATCTTTTACGCTGAGTATTTTCTCCTTCTTGCTTTGCCTTATCAGTTCTAGTGGTACTCTTTATAGATTGTAAAATACCTTTATATGTATCAGCCGTTACAGTTTGACTATTTGTTTTAGCAATAGCTTCTACCTCAGCCTTAACCTCAGCTTCATTAGCAGCATATAAATCTATTTGCTCATTTGAAAAATTAGTCTCTCCATTAGCTATCTTAGTAGCTAGTCTTCTTGTTTTAGATTTATCTTTAGGAGTATCTTTTCTTTTCTTTGTAACTAATGCATCAATTTCTGCTTGATTCTCCGCATAAAACTGTTGAGCTTCATCACTAAACTCCTGATTAGATTCACCATCTACTAATCTATTAGCAAATGATTCAACCTTATTATCATTGTTCACACTCATACCTTTCTTTGCTGAGGAAGGTTGAGTAGATGTCTGATTAGTTTTAGCTGCGTCATTTGCTGCAATCTTTTCTGCATAAGCTTTAGCTTCTTTAGAAGTTTTAAAGCTTTTAGTTAAAGCATTGCTTCTAGTCATTTGACCACCTTGATTTGTATTAACTCTTACCTCAAATCTATAATCAGTATTTTTTCTGGCAGAAGGTTGACCTTGGTCGTTTTGAGCCGAAATATTAACCTCTACTTTATCAGAAGAATAGTTTTCATATCTACCTGCTGAGTCAGGGGAATTTGGTTTTAAGAGTTCAGTATCTGTCTGCGTAGTAGTGTCGGCAGTTTGGTCTGTTTGCGTTTCACTTTCGGTTTCAGTCTGTTGGGTAGTGTCTGACTCAACGTCTCCTTCTCCCACTTCAGTCAGTCCCACTTCGGTTTCTTTCCCAACAGTTTTGCTTTCCTTATCTTTTTCTAAAGCAGCATTATTAGCTGTTTCAACAGGAAAAGCTAAGGCTTGCTTTTCTTCCATTGATAACTTATTAAAGTTTTGTACAGCTCTACTTCTAATTTCGGTGTTATTTATTTTATAGTTTTGTTCACCTGCAGCTTCTTTTTCAGCAACTAACTCTCTGCCTGCATCATCCATTAGTTTTTGTTTTGATTTGTTATTTACAAAATCAAAGTTGCTGTTTTGAATTATGTTGTTTTTTAAATCCTGAATCTGAACATCAAGATAAGGTGAGAAAACTTCAGATACTTTTTTTTCTGATTCTAATTCCTTAATTTTATTTAAGTCACTCATCACCTGTAAAGATGTTTCAGCACTTAAATTTGATGGTAAACCATTAATGGTTTCATTAAATATTTTAACATCACTCATTAAGTTATCAGCTTGCTGTTGCGTATAAATACCTCTCTTTACTTGTGAATCTAAAAGTGATTGTGTTTTTTTTACATTACTAGCTAATAAAGCTAAAGATTTCATTTGATCAATAGCTTTACCACCTCGTCCAGTCATACTAAAAGACCTAGTTGTATTTGCTTTTACATCTCCTGCAACAGGCATTAAGATACCTGCACTTAAAGATATAATAGAGGTGTTAGCAAAGTCATCTAAACTAATAGTCTCCTTCATTATTTGTTCACCTGCTTGTTCGTTTATGTCTGAACCAATGATATAAGCTTGTGCGCCTTGTTGAATGTTTTCTTGAAAAAATTCTTTTCCACCTTCAGTTAAATATACAGGAACATTTCTTATAACTCCATCTAATGTTTTTCGTAAATAAGACCTAGATGCTTCAATCCCTGCTCCTTGCGCATATCTGTTAATTGTATTCTCAACAATTTTTTGTTTTACTTTTGTTCCAAATATCTTATCCATAGCAACACGCTGTGTAGATATTGGAGCTGTTAAAACACCTAATGCATATCCCTGAGTCGCTGCTTCAGAAGCTAATAAATCTGCTTCCTCGTTTGATAAACCTGCATCTAGAGCTGACTTTCTAACTTGTGACGATAATGAGCTACTCATTAAAGTACCCTGAGCAATCATAGCCGAAGCTGTTGAAGCTCTCATAGGTACTTTTTCTAACAAAGAAACAACTTGTCTACCTTGCTTGTATTTAGATGCAAATGCAATTCCTCTTGCACTTTGACCTGCTATTCCAACACCCCTAGTAAGAGCTATCTGAAGTAGCATATCTGAAGCCACACCTGCAGTTGTTACTGTTGCCCCTGTGCCACTAAAACTACTTACATCAACTCCATTTAACTGAACTTGTTTTCTTATTTCTTTTATTTGTTCTGGCTCTAATACGCTGCTTACTCTTATCTTTAAATCTAAATCATATATTTCTCCGTTGTCATCAATCATATACTCTCTACCATTTGCAAAAGCGCTTTTACCACTTGCATAGGTATATCTAAGCATATCATCTCTGTTAAGTTCTGTTTCAGCTTGATTCATTTGAATTTCATCAGTAACAGATTCCATGCCTAGCCAATCATAAGTCCAATCAGAAAAACTATTTATCCTATCATTTACAGAACGACCCCCTTGAGATCCTGCATCGAGCAACCATTGAGTATTTGAACCACCTGCACCACCTTCTAATTCTCTTTGATAATTTTCTTTTGTTTCGGCTTTTTGTTTTTTTACTGCAAATGACAAAGTAGGAAATTCTTCTTCCATATAATTCCTAAGCTCATCTATTGCAATAGCAGGTTTTAAATCTATTTTATCTACATCACCATTTAAAAAAGGATTCTTTCCTTCATTCTTAATTTCGTATTCAAGAACTTGTTTGTTTACATTTTGCAAATCAACTTCAGCTAAATAGTTTTTTAGGTAATCATACTTTAATTTCTCAGCTGCCAAAGTTGGATTATAGTTTCCAGAATAGTCGTAATATCTTCCATCTTCAGATATTGTTTCGTTTTCTAGCAACTTAGCATATCTTTCTTTAAATCCGTTTTCTATTAAATAGCCATTAAATCCAGATATGTCAATTTTATTACCATCACCTGATAGCTTTTTTAAAGTTTGCTGGTCATACATTTTTCCTAAAACATCATCTTCAAAACCTGTTGGTTCATAATCTGAGTTTTCAAAAATCTCAAACTCTTCATCAGTATAAGCTCCATCTTCTCTTTGAAATATAGACTGAAGTTTTTCAACGCTAGCATCAGGGCCTGCTAATTCTACAAGCCTTGCCGTTTCTGCATCAAAGTCTTTAACTTTTTTAATTATAGCATTTCTTTTTTCTTTTTCTTCAGGAGTGTAACTAAAGTTTTTTACATCAGAATATTGAGAATATTCTTTTTGTTTTTCTTCTTGCAGTTTTAATGCATTGTCTTTAATTGACTTTACAGAAACTTCTTGTAGTTTTTCAATAGATTTTTTATTTCCTTTTAATGCAGAGTTTATATCTGATTGCTTTACATATCCTATAGCTAATGCTTTTTGAATATTAGGATCAGCTTCTATTTTTAATTTTAATTGTTCATCTATAGGTAAATCTAAAAACTCACCTTTAGTTTCAATAGCTCTGTCTGTTTTTGTGAATGTTATACTTCCCTCTCCTCTTTCTCGATTGGGATTTGTTGCTTTTTCAAACAAAGAACTAAGGTCATCTTTTAATAGATTTTTGTTTTTTCTAGAATCATATCTTTCTTTCCATGAACCTTCACCATAGGCAAATGCAGATTCTTTATCTGTTCCAAAATCAGCAACCTCTCCTCTTTTTTTAGCTTCTTCGTAAACAGATTCCCAATCTGATTCTGCCTGCTCAGACATGTCAACAAATTCTCCGTCTTCATTTTGAAATACTGTAGGGAAAGAAAACCAATTTTCTCCATCAAAAGTTTCGGTTTTCATTTTGTGCGTAGATACACTTCCATCGTCATTTAATTGAACACCTTTTCTATTTGGTGCGTCAATGTTTATATTGAATTCTTCCTCAACTTCTACTTCTAAACCATCCGAAAATCCAGGAGTTGTTTCCGTCTCTGTAGTGGATTCCGTAACGACCTCGTTTGAAGTGGAAGGAGTATCGACTTGATTTTTTTTTTCAGAAGTAGCTATTCCAACATTTGTTCTCCAAGTTTCAATGTCGCTTTTTGTATACTTCTTATCTGTAAGATAAGCATGCACATTGTCTTGTATTTCTTCACTACCTGAAAAATTTGATTTCCAAGTTTCAAAATCACTTTTGGTTGCGCCATCATTAGTTAGCGTGTTCCATATGTTTTTAAGAATTTCTTCGTCCATTATAAAAGTTATTTATCCAACATTTGGTGTTGATTCTGTTGTGCCTTGAGGCTTCTCACCTCTCAATACTTTATCCATATTTTCTTCAAGCCATGCGTGATTTTTCCTGCTTATTTGTCCTGGACTTGCGTAATCTACACCATCTACTGTAATTATATATCTGTCAAATATACTGTTATCAACATCATCAAATCGTACTGATATATTTGAGTCAATATCATATTCTTGTACGGCTTTTTGTATTATAGTATTTGCTACACCAACAACTTCATTTTCTTCAGGATTATTCTTTATTGCATTAGCAAAAGTTTCAGCAGCAGTACCTGCTCTTTTTATACCATTCTCTTCCGAAACTCCTATATTAAAAGCACCTAAGCCTCCATACTCTTTTGTTACGGTTTTATACTTACCTTCTGTACCGCCTGCTTTTTTGTTAGTACCCTTTAATTTAGATTTATCAAAATATCTTTGAGCTTTTAATTGTAGTTGTGCCGCAATTTGCTTACCTGCATCTACACCTAAACCTGATAATGGTATAGGGGCCATGTTGTTTCCATCAGCATCTATAAACACTAATTCCATATCTTCTCCTGCACCTATAATATTATAAGCTGATATTTTGTCTGAATTCTCAGCAACTAAAGCCTTTAAACTTGAGGCATCACCTGTAGCTGCAAGGTCGATAAGATCTACTGAGGCTTGGAAGTCTTTTTCTTCATCACCTGACTTAATTGAAGCAGCACTTCTTTGGAACTCACTTTTTTTATCTCCTTTTTTTATTTTTCTTTGCAATCCTGCAACTAAACTTCTTCTATTATAACCTTTAACAGCTTCTATTTGTTCTTCTGTCATTTCTGGAACAATAGCATTGTTTGAGTTTGCAGCTGCAATCCTAGAATATTTAGGAACAGTAACTTTTTTTGCTTCTAGATTCTCATCTAATATATCAACTGTAAATGTCTCCTTTTTTTGAGCATCTGTTAAATTATCGTAGTCAGTAAAAGAAACTAGCTTACCTCCCATTCCGTTTTCACTAGTGAACAAACTGGCTACATGCTCTATATTTGTTGTGTTGGCTGCTACTTGATTATTGACGCTTGCTTTTATATCTGGATTATTTCTAGAGTCAGTAATAACATTTCCTACCATTAGTCCATCCTTAACCATTATCTCATAATTAGTTCCAACTGCACTATTAGCAAAATCCTGAACTTGGTCAGTAATATATATCCTATCAGCTCTTGTATTTGCTTTGTGCTTAAGAGCCAAAACACTCATTCCACTTTGTCCGTCTATATAAATTGGGTTACCGTCTTTATCTAATTTACGAACTAAAGTTTTAGTTTTCTCGTCAACTTCCATTTTATAAAAATCAACTATACCCATGCCTTTATCATCAAAATTAACATCAACACCAGCTAACGTACCTATTTGAGTTTGTATCTGTTGCTTAATAGCTTCTAATTCACCAGATTGTGGCTTAACAAAAATTTGTTCTCCTTTATCATTAGTAATATATTTTCCTTTTGCTCTTTCTTCAGTAATATCTATTTCATCTCCAAATGTTTTAACAAAATCAGATAAAATTTCAAAAGTTTGTTTTCCGTTTTCTTGGAATATTAAATTTTCTTCAGGAGGAACATTTCCATTTCTTACAAGTTTTTCGCTTATAAATGCATCCTCTTTAAATTTAGCCAAAGATTCAACCATTTTAGCTGCAGCTGTATCATTACTAGGCATGTTCTCGGCAGCATACTTCTCAGCTTCACGAATTGATTTTGCAGTGGTTTTTTTAAGGTCAAGACGTTGCTTATCTATATTAGCTTTCCAATCTTGTACATCTTTTATTCCTTTATCTATAGCCGCAAACTTTGATTCAAGTGGATTTCCTCCAATTAAACCCTTGTCTAATGCCGCTATAGTTCCTTGTAATGCGTTACCCATAATTTAATGCTTTATTTACCTACCTTAATTTGTCCTGCTGCGACTGCTGCTGCTATCTCTTCTGGAGTCATATTTGCTATCTGCTCTGGAGTTAAACCTGAAGCCGCTTGAGGCTGTCCAAATGAAGCTATATCTCCAGCTGCTGATTTTATACCTCCAAGAGCAGTAGTCAGAGCGCCTCCAACAGCGGTAAGACCCTCTCCAAATGAAGTTTTACCATACCCTTCAGTTCCAAAACCTTCCAAAGTTCCTGCTCTACCTATTTGTCTCATTTGTTTACCTGAAAGCTCACCTCCAGGTTGTGTTGCTTTAAAAGAGTCAAATAATTTTTGACCTTCTTTACCGCCTCCTAGTCCTTCAACTGCCTTTCCTTCTGCGCCTCCAAAAGCACCTATCCCTGCGGTTAAAGCGCTAGTTCCTGCACTTATAAAAGCGCCTGTTGCTGCTGCCTCTAATTGATTTGCTTCATTTCTCTTAGCGTCAGCTTCTAATCCTGCTGCTGCTGCCCTATCATCTTGTAAAGCTGAAATTCTAGCTGCATCCATTTCAGACGCTGCCGCACGTTTCATATCAATGTCTAATTTTTGCACCGCAAATTTATCAGCAATTTGTCCTGTCCCAATATCCTGGACTTGTTTTACTTTTCCTGCAGTTGCCGCAACACCTCTTTGATCCCCTTCTTGAGCTGCTTCTAATATCTGAGAACCCTGCACATTTGAAAGCTGAAGTTGTTTATCGTAAATATCTGTAGTTGCTCTAATTGCATCATAGAAATTTTGCTCTAATCTAGCTACGGACTCTTGCTCTAATTCTTCCTGCTTAATTTCTAATCTACCTGCTTCTCTTGCTGCTTCTTTGGCTGCGCTCTGTGCCATGAAACCTTTTGCTGCTTGACCTCCTACAGCTATTGTTGCTGCTGCTATTGATGTAAATGCTGCCATATTATAATGTTTTTATCATTTCTGTGTTGTAACTATCTCCTTTTATATACCCATTTTTTTTATAAATATCAATAAGAGAGTCTGACTTTAATAAAGCATAAGAATATTTACACCCATTTAGCTTTAATGTTTCCGTTAAAACTTCAATTAAAAAAGACAAAGCTTCTCTCCTTTCGGTTTTTTTATCATATTCAAAGTTAGATATAATCCAATCACACCACCCTACCTTTGAATTAGTTATATATACATAACCTGCACAAACAGGTATTTCTCCATCATAAACCACTACGCCACCTTTTCCATCTTTTGGTAGAAAATCTCTTGGAGGTGGTGTCCATCTCCAATCTTTCCACCATTTAGTTAAAATGGTATCGTAGTCGTTTTCATTTAATTCTCTTATAGTAAATTTCATTTACGCAAAGATACAAAAAACTAAGGATTACTTTTGAATACTTGAGAATCTACAGTAAACAGTTCTACAGCAGATGTGTTGTCGTTTGTTACTTTAAATTCCATGTAATATCCTGTAGCTCCATAAGACTCAGCAACAGGGTCTTTAAGCACTAATATATATGCATTATTAGGTATTGTAGATCCAATAGGCAAGAAATTTGATGCATCAACCGTTAACGTTTTTCTATCACTACTAATTGAAGTTATAGGACCTACAGCTACAGGTGAGCTGAAGTTGTTAGGAGCAGAAATAAGAGTACTAAAATTTAACTCATCACCTATAGATATTATTCTAGATATTGGAGTGCTAAATTCAACCGTAATTATACCAGTTGACGCACCTGTTGAAGAAAGTAATTTACCTATTCCTTGTGTAGATCTTAACGCTAAGTTCTCTGTACCTGATATTCTTTTAATGTAAGCAAAGAAGCTACCCTCTTTCTTTACGAAATCTGCCTGAGGCATAAAACCTGCTCCCAAATCAGTTACTAAACTTATATCCCATGAGTCGTCACTCTCTAATTCAATTGTTTTAAAAACTTTAACAGTAGTAGGTTCTTGATTAAAAACACCTGTAAGGGTTGTATCATAATCAACTCCATAATAGTTGTTACGTCTTTCATTGGTGTTATGTCTGTATAAATTTCCACCTTTAAAGGTATATAAATACTGATTCATTCCTAATATAAAATCAGGGAAGTAGCTATAAAAAGAAGGCCATCCCTTTACTGATTCACTATATGTTACTGTGTAATTTTCCATATTTTATTTTTTAAGTTGGTGGTGCGCAAGTTGTTATAGCGCTCACAACTCCGTTTGTTACTGTAATATATTGACCGTTATCCATTATATAGTTTTGGTCTGTAGCTCTAGTCACTCCATCATGGTCTAAGAAAATAGGATTGTTTAGAGCAGGATAAACATTGACTGCATTCTGAAATCTTGCAAAGAAAAAAGTTCCTGTTGCAGATTGACAGAAAGTACTAGAACCAATAGCATTAGACGTAAAGCTAGGTAAAGCCGCAGGACATTCTACTGACAAGTTCCATCCTGTACTTGCACATGGACCTAAAACCTCTATAGAGACAGTACCTGGTGATGCGTTTGGCTTAGGTATAACCATAAGGTTAAATTGAGATTGACCTCCTCTAATATCATCTCCTGTATTAATTGTTATACTTCGAGTAGAAGGGGTGTCTGCTATCCATCCATTTGAGTCATAGCCATTAAAAGCGTTATAAACAGATGTATTAGGTGTAGCTGGAACACAGTTGTCTGTAGGGTCTCCTAGTATAGTAAAGGCATTTGCCACACCACTAGTAGACTGTAAGTTTCCATCTGAAACGCTTGATAGTCTATTGTAAAAAACACCATCATATAATACTCTTATTCCGTCAGGAATACTAGCAGGGTTAAAATAAATAAGAATAGCTCCAGTATCTGACACTGTAGTTCCTGCATCTATATCTAATTGATATACACCTCTTGAACCTGCAGGTGGTGTCAAAGTTCCTCCACATGGAAGTCCTGCTGGAGTACATGTTCCAGTAGCTATAACAATACCATACTGTATTTCAATATATGTATTGTCAGCTAATATTACAAACTGACTAGTTGCAGTATTGTTTATCGCATTTACAGCTCCACCATCTAGGAATACATAGTTCCCAATCCCTGGAGTAGTAAGTGTTTCAGGCACAAACACAGTTGGTAGAATTGATGTAACGGTTGCATTTTGTGCAAAATAATAAGTTACTGTGGCATCAGCGCATGTGTCATCTATCTGAACTGGAGACCCTAAAAAACTATCTAGCTGAATAGGACAGTCTGTTTGAAAAGAAAAAAATGTTCCTTGTATAGGAGCATAATAATCAATATTAAGAACACTAGCGCTTGATATGTCTTTAGGTATAACCTGAGTATACACTCTTGTTCCACCGCCTCTTAAATCAAGCTGATTAGAGTTGACTGTAATAGCTTGAGAAGTTCCAGAAGACACATATGTTCCATCTGTTTGTATGTTATAAACAAGAATTGGTGGCGTGGTCGATGGTGTACTATTAGGTGATCCATAATAGGTTGGTTGACCAGATGGGGTATTAAGTCCAACAGGGCCTTGGTTATTTCCTATATATGTAAGTTGATTATATGTCTGTCCGTTATATGTAGATAGAACGCCATCTGGAATTTGACCTCCAACAATAGAATAAACAATTACAGCTCCAACATCTGTACCTCCACTTATTTCTGCTAAAAAAGTGCCTCTTATATCTGAAGATTCTCCTGCGATTTCTCCACAAGGCAAAGAACAAGTAGGGCATATTACTTCAGGTGAAAGAAACCCTCCTACTTGCTCTCTATATATACCATTAAACTGATAGAACCCATCTGGAGATTTAATCAATAAATTAACATCATCGTAAACAGATATTGCTGTTGCGAAGTTTTCAGAATCAATAAATTTATTTACTACACTCATTTTTTTTAATTAATTTTAATATTTAACACGTACCTAAATCGTTTAGCGTTTCATTTGTTGATATTATTTCTATAGCACAAAACTCTTCACCTTGACAAATTGGGCTGCTGCATTGACGAAATATAGTTTGCTGGTCTCCATCACAATCAATATATGTAATTTGTAAAGTACTGTCATAAGGTATACTTCTATATCTATTACAAACTGGTGGAGGCGGTGGACCTCCAGTACATCCACAACAAGAATCTAAAGCGGTAACATCATAACATAACTCTATAGGTGTAGGGGTTTTTAAATCCCAAACTAAATACAAATAAGTATTAGCTGTGTTATAAATGAATTGAGCCTCGTAATTTTCAGGACCTCCTGAAATTGGAGTTGCTGTATTTAATAATGGAAGTAATACATCAATATCTACTTCATCGTAATTTGTATTAGTTGATAGGTATTTTAGTTTTCCTGCATTAGGATTAAACTCATAAGTTTGACCTGCATTTTGTCTAATCTGCATAATAACAGTAGATCCTTCAGGAGGTAAAGCTCCAAAAGAAGCAGGGCCAGTTGACTCTGTAAATAAAGAAACACCATCTGATTCTAAAACAACAGAATTAGTGCTGTAAGGACTTAAATAAGATCCTTGTGTCCACCTGTATCTTACATCTGTAGTTAAAGTAGCGTCTCCTTCAAAATTTACAACTATTTCTTTAACTGTTACGTCTGGAGCTATTGGACATTCAAAATTAATATCATAGTCAGAAACAACAATTGGTGTAGTGGTCACTTCCACATATCTAGGGCTGTTTTGTGTTTTATTAAAAGAAACACTACCTATCCCTGAGACATCTTGATTTATAACTTCAGTTCCATTCCATATAGCAGTTATATTTACTTGACCATTTACGTTATATGAAAAAGGTATTGTACCTATTACAGTAGTACAATCAAGGTTTAGTGTATAAGGATCTTCTCCATTTGTTACTGTTAACACATATCCGCACTGTTTTTCTTCTGGTGGCTGAGGTATAATTTGTGTATTAGAGCTTAAAACATATTCATTCATGTATGGATCGTATCCACCTAGTTTTTGAGTTTCAAAAGAAGTTGTAAATAAGTCTCTAAACCAAGAACGCATTCCTACTGTAGATATTACATTTAATTGGTCTGTTTTAGCAGATCCTCCTTTTAATTCTATTACTGAACTTCTTTTTGAGTCCGTAAAATAAACATTATAACCATAAGAAGTAAAACTCTCTGGATTACTACTTATTCCATACTCTTCAATTCTAGCTAATTGAGTACCAAGAACCTCAGGTACTGATGTTATAGCTCCACCTGCTGCTGCATCAGAAAGTAAGTTTTTACCTACTAACAAATAAGATATCTTATCTTCTTGAAGAGTTAAGATGTCTGTCTGTCTTGAATGCATTTTTCTAATCGGTCCGTATGATGTTTCTAATGTTTTAAAATTAGCTAAAGCCAGGTTAAATTGATTTAACTTATTTAAGTTAGTTTCTTGATTAAAAACTCCACTATAAGTTACATCAGCAAACCTATGACTTTCTTTGTATTGTTCTTCTGAAACAGATGTTACTTTTTCTCCAAGTTGTATAAATGGTTTTGTAAGTCCAGATAAAACATGATTCTCTTCCGCTCCATTTCCAAAAGAATAAGAATTAAAAAAAGTTAAATCAACAATAGCAGGGTTTGTTAAAGTTTGGTCTTGGTCAGCATCTGAGTTTCCTGACAAATGAAGTCCATTTACAATGTCAAATGTCTGTTCATTTTCATAATACAATTCATCATTTGCATCTAATGGCTCAGTTTCAAAAATAGTTAAAGTAGATGCTCTTTCTACTTGAAGATTAATGCTAGCATAAGAATTTCTTGGTCTAAAACCACCACATCTAGGAGTTCCTGATTGATAGCAAAATCTTAAAGGCGATGTTGGAGTAGCTTGCTGAAATCCTACATAACTATTACCTGTTGTTGCTAATCGATCCTCAAAAATCTTTATATCATCATACTGAATTTGATTATTTTGAGCATCATCATCACTACCTGATGAAATTCCATTTGTAAAATCAATATTATCTCCTAACACCCAATCATGTAAACTATCATAATCATTTGAAGATATAAATTTTTTGCTCCAATCATAATATCTACTTCCACATCCTCCACCTCGACTATATCTAGTAGCATTAATGGTTATCTCTATAAGAGAACCTGCTGGAACAGTCCATGGAATATAGTCCCCAGGATTATCCTCATCTTCAATAGAGCATGAAACATTAACTAAAGGCTTATCTCTGCTGCCTCCATCACTAGACTCTTCTATTCTAGAATTTGGCGGTTTATTTGCCGCAAAGTTAGAGGGCTTTACTAACATGTAAGTCCCTGTTGGCTGACCACATTCTTGTGATCCTGGCAAAATATCTCCGTCAATATTTTTTTCACAAAGAAAATCTTTAGCCTCAGATCCAAAACCTAAAACTTTTGTTGTAGCGCAATTTAAAACAGGGCCATTTGTATCTGCTTTGATGTATAACACATCGTTATCTTTTACCTTGTCCCTATTGTCTCCCTGAAGCAAATAGTAAGCGTCTCCTGTCTCTTCTTCTCTAAAGAATATATTGCTGTATATTGTTCTGTAAAGTCCCTTAGACTCTTTAATTACGAATTTATATTTTGTAGCCCAATAAGGAGGGTAGCTATTCATTTGAACCCTAATACTGTTTTTGTCAACTGAATTAAAGCAGGGAATAAAAATAGTATTATCTCTATCAACTAGGGCAGTACTACTTCTTCCATAGTCATCCATATATACAACACCTATTTCATAATCTCTGTTACTGTGTAAACTTTGCTTTGATCCATCTAATGCATAAAAACCTTCTGCAGAAACACAGCTTATATATTCATAAGCAAAATTTCCTAATGGAGCTGGAGGCTGTACTGTTTGGTCATATTCTTCAAATTTTAATGCAGGCGCAATAAATGAAATTACATCACTTCCAAAAGAAGATTCAATAATAAACCCCTGAGGTGTTCCACTTATTCCAAAACCAACTTTTTCCCAGTTTTGTTTAGCTACTGACGAACAAATAAACGAATCAGTAACAGACGTTCCTGTTTCTGTTCCTCCTGAAATAGGAATACAAGTGTTATTAGCTATAGGAATAAAAGAACTAACAGCATTAATAAATTCTGGGCTAGTAGCCATTTCATGAACGCTACCAAAATCTGTTTGAAGATTAAATATGAAATTATATTGAAAAATGTTCTCTGGTTGACTTTGATCGTCATATGATGGGTCTCCACTATAAACAGATCCATTGTAATCAAAATCAATTCCAATTTGCGCTCCTTCAACTAACTGTATATTATCGCCTCCAAAATCAATTGATACTTTTGAATTTACAACATTAACAGCTCCGTCAATAGTGTATTGAAAACCTTCTCTATCTCCTGCTATACTATCAGATTCTTGAAGCTCAGATATAAGTTGTAAATCATAATCAAGGTAAATAGAAGCTCCATCTTTATCGACTATGTCGTAACCATCAATGTAATTACCGTACATCAATCTATTTCCCATAATAGTTTGTGCTTGAGCAACTCTAGGAACATTGTCAAACAATCTTAATAATTGAGCTTCAGGTAATGTTGTGAATATTTTTTGATTTGTAAAAGTTATTGTTTGATCTGTACTGTCTAACCAACCCTCATTTTCTTTATTAAATCTTTCAACAACATTTATGCTTTGACTAGTGCTAAATTTAAATAAAACATCTAAATCTTTTACATTTCTACCTCCAGTGTCAAAAGTTACTTTTACTGAATTAAATATATTTCTCATCCCTTCTTGATTATAATTGCTATAATCAAATCGAAAAGGACCAGGTGTAAAAGCATATTCGCTAAATGGAGACATCGCTGAGTACTCACCATCTTCATATTGCCATCTATAGGCAAAACTAAGTAGTATTTCCTCCATAAAGTTCTCTCCCCCACCTATTTGAAATTGTTCTATTTCAGGTGCGTTTAATGGTGGAGCGACAATAACTCCAATATCTTGCTCTGTTATTTGGTCAATTGTTGTACCAGGGTCTGGATTTAGATAAGTTCTTTCAACATTTATCTTTCTAGGAGCATTTAAGTTGTCTGTAAAAAATAAAAATTCACCTATTAAGTTTATTCCATTAACTAAAAAGTCTTTGTCAAAATTTAAAATTGAAGTAGAAATTACATGATAATCTAAAACAAATGTTCTTGTATTATATGATGTTATTAAATCTACTTTACCTGTTGAAGAAACAGGGTTAGATTCATCACTAACAAACCAATATATTGTTTCATTTGCCCCATCTTCATAAGCTCCAATACATTTAGCACCAGAACTTAATGGCTGACCATTAAAATTAAGTTGAGCAATTAAATCGTTACCTTTTGAATTTTCAACAGCTCCTATTTCAGTGCCTTCTGTAGAACCCAATCTAACATTTAAAGCATCAATGTATTCACCTTGAGGTACAAGGCGCTCATCAACACTTTTATTCATTCTCCCTTTTATGAAATTTTTTGAAATATTAGGCATATTATTTTATCCATTTATTTTGACCCCTTAAATTCATTAATAATCTACTAGGGTGTATATTGCTTAATCTTAATTTTGCATTTCTTAAAAGAGCTGATTTTTCTTTTTTAAGTCTAGTTACTATATATTCTTGAACTCCAATCTTATTGTTTAATATTGTGTATCTCATATATGCGTAAACAAATTCTTCAAACAGTTTATTTACACTAATTAAAGAGTCATCTCCTTTTTCCATTCCATCTGAAACATATTCCAAAACACAAAGCTCATCTGCCATGTCTGAGCTGAAATTAATAACTCCACCTGATTTATTTATACTAAACGTAGGGTTTTGATTAGCAGTCTCTGTGTTAAGTCCATATCTTCCACCTATTGGATATTCAAAATACCATACACCGTTAGAAAAATAACCTTCTTGTCCGTTATAAGGGCTTTGCTGGTTTAAATATATTGATTTTTTACCTCCTGTAATTCTTTGTAAATCTATTGTAGAAGTAGAAGGTTTAAGTATATTCCCATCATGATCAAATAATATTCTACAATTATTGTCCTGCAAATAAGCATCACTCCAATTTGTTTGAATATTTTCACTAAGAGGCATTAGTGTACCATTCTTGTACAAAGATATTCTTACCCAATTTACATAATCAGAAGGCAACACAAATCTTAATGTGTCACATACTTGTAATTCAAGTATTTTTATTTCTTTTAAAGAATCGTAATTTAATTCTTGTATAGCTCTTTTTGCGTGAAAAAGTATATTATATCTTTCAACATTATTTATAAGTTTATCGTTACCAACATACATCAACATGAAGTTGTTTACAATATCCTCTAATGGTATATATTGATATGAACCCCAATTCTCATCTTCTGTGTTTGGGTTTCCTGTATTCTCGTAGTAAGTATAATCGTTTATATATGCCATAATTATTGTCCTTCTTGGTTATTTGCTTCCTGTTCTTCTACTTTCCCAAATTTAGCTACATCCATCTCTCTAACTGAAACCCCTGCATACTGAAGTATTTTGTTTATCAAGTTTGTCTCATCTGAAGCAGGTAGCTCAAAATCTTGGTAATCCGCAGCTGTCTCATCAAACGATGGCTCACCTCCAGGGAATTGAGCATATGTCCAATTAGGATCATTGGGGTATCTTACATATTGAGAAACAACTGTTCCTGTGTTGTTTATTGATTCAGGATAAACTGTAATTGTGTTTCCTGTATTTATATTATTTGCACCACCTAAAACATAAGCTGGATAGATTAAACTTGGAGATGTAAGATGTGAAGAGTTTAAATAAAATATTTTATTTTGAGAAACTCTTTCTATTTCTTTTATTCCTTTTGTACTTGAAATAGAATAAGAAGAACCTACATATCCTCCTGTAAAAAAATCATTAGTTGATATTGTCAATTGAGTCTCACTATCTACACTTACTACAAAAGCACTTCCTCCAGAATATAACTCTCCTCCTGTAGTATTTACTATTAACTGACCTGCAGCTACTTGACCTCCAGATACAAAATTTGCAGAAGTATCTATTAAAGTGTTTCCTATCGAACCAAAAGTTAATGTACCTGTTGCTGTGATATTTGGATAATAGTTTATTTTATCTATTAAATAGTAATCATTAGGTAAATCAAATAAATTTATACCTACATTAATTAATCCTTTAGTAGAAGAAAAACTATCTATTACTTCAATTAAACCTTTTACTAGATCAGCATATTCGCTTCCAGAAATTCTTTTGTTTTGTTTTACTATCTGTGAATTATATTGATAGAAGTAATCTTCAAATAAATCTAACTGTGCTTGTTTTGCGTATAGGTTGAAATCATTTGGAGTAATATATCCAAAATTATTTTTATTTACAATAGAAAGAACAGTTGCTCTGACTGTATTTATTAATGATGCCATTCTTTATTTTTCTTTGAACAAAGATACAAAAAAAAAAGAGGCCTCATTTCTGAAAGCCTCTTCTTGTTTAACACCTATTTAGGTTTGTTTTTAATCTATTTTATCTTCTAATATTCTTAGAACTTCTAAGCCTTCATCACTTTGAAGAAATGATGCTAAAATAAATAAAGGATCTTCACCATAAGGAACTGTAAGTAATTTCTTTTTGTTTCCTTTTAAGTTATAATAAACATCTTTTTTATTTTTTAACAATAATAAACCTTCGCTAAAAAATTTAGAACATTTGTTTTGAAGAGATAATAAAGGGTCGTTAATAGACTCTAAAAAATCCTCAGGATATCTACTCGCAAACAATCTAACATCACGCTTTAATTCTGCAGATGTCATTCTATCTACTTTCACGCCCATTACTACTCTAGCTATTGTTTCTAACATTTCAATATCTAATTCTTTAGCTGCAATCATTGCGTCTAAAGCTAAATCCATGCTATCTACATCTACACTAGCGTCTTTTTCTTTATCAACTTCAATAAAATCATTTCCATTTCCAGGATGATGTGCTAGAAATTTTTGTAAAATTTGGTTTTGTTTTGGAACTCTTAAAAATCCATCTTCAAAAATAATTGGTTCTAAAAGAACATTTCCATCTTGCTCATCTTCAAAAATAGTTTTTTGATTCTTAGCATATCGCATAGATCTGTTTTGTCCAGTTTCTTCGTCAAAATAAAGTAAACTACTTCTTTTAGTATTTCTTGATGGAATTGTGTAGCTCAATGGAGCTTTGTCTCTGGTGAGTTTGTAGCTTTTGTCAACAAAAGCCTCTTTGTTTTTTTTCATTTGATATAATTTAAATTTAATAAATATAAAAGAGAGTAAGTCAGGTTGCAGCTGACCTACCCTCTTTAATTAATCCTTTATCTATTTAAAGATAAAGAAGTTGTTAGCACCTAAAGTACATAAAGCTCTTTCAGATAAGAAGTTTACTTCCATAGCATCTAAGCTAGAAGTAGAAGCTCCACCTGCTGAACCTGTAATCCAAGTCTTATAACGTCTGTCTTCAGTTTCTGAAGCTCTATAACGAACGTGTAAGAATGGTCTCTTAGCATTTTTGCCAAGAACTTGATCGTAAACTGTAGTAGAACCTGCTGGAACTAATACTCCGTTTACAGCACCACCTACAATATCACCACGCATAGTTGGATCGTTTAAGTATTTCCAGTCTGTTTTGTAGAAGTCATAACCTCTTCGGAATCCAGAGAATCCTAAGTTTAAAGCCATTTCTTCATCATTGTCAAAAAGACCAAATGAAGTACCACCTGCATATCCTGCATTTTGAGCAGCTAACATATCGTCAATATCAAATCCAAACTCACGATTCACAAAAAGAACATTCTCTTCAATAGAACCTTGCTTGTCTAATCTTTGAATGATAGCGTCAAAATCTCCAAGAGTTGTTGGGTTACCACCACTCCATACATTTCCTCGCTCTTCAACAACATAGAAAAGACCTTCTGATCCTTTGTTACCTACGCCTGATGCAATTCCTTCAACAATTGCTGCTGCTCCTGAACCACCTTCTGCTGGTACTGCTTCAACCATTGCTGTTTCTAAGTAATCTTCAAAACGTAAACGAGTTTCATGCTCTGATTTTAAATACCATAAGAAACCAGTTGCTCCGTTTTCAGTAGTAACCTCAATCCATCCAATTTGAGCCATGTCAGAACCACTTACTGCGTAGTGATCTTTAATGATAATTGGTGAGTTAGAGAAAATGCTATCATCAGCTTCTAACTGCCCTTGCATTCCAACAGATCCCTTTTGGAATTCTGAACCATAAATAAATAGAGAACATACTACTCCTGCGGCAACACCTTGACCTGCAAATTCATAATAAGCAACATCAATTGTTCCGTTAACAATATCAACTGCAGTAACAATAGCTTTGTTACTAAGAGTTGAACCTGCTGTACTGTCAGAAATCATAATTGTTTGACCAATTCTAATTGCAATACCGCCAGCTCCTGGAACTAAAACATCTCCAATTGTTAAAGTAGCAACTCCTGCTCCTGCTATTGCTGCTGAAGTAACATCTGTATACTTCGTGTGTAGTCTTCCTTGCTCTGCCCATTTGATAAGGTCTGAGTTAGAAGGCATTTCAGCGCCTACCATTCTTAAGAATGATGCTACTGTTCTGTTTCCATAACGTTCGAATTCTTTTTCATAAGTATCTGGAAGATACTGATTTAAGAAATCAAAGTTAGTAATGTAATTTGTCTGTAATAAAACCTGTTCTGAACTTGGTTGTAAGTCAAACCCAGGTACTGCATCTACTGCCATAATTTTTGTTTTTTAGATAACACTGAGTGTTAATTATTTTTATTTTTTACTTCTAATTTTCAATCCTCTACCACTTGAGTCTGAAACTTGACGAGCCTTAAAGCCTGTATCTCCAATCGCTTGAGGAGCTTGCCTAGTCGACATGTTAATGTTTTTACTTTTTTTAGAAACATCACTTATCGCATCTGCTTTCCCTTGGTCATAAAAATAACTAGCAAACTTTTGAGGATTCATTGCAGCACTTAAAGCTGTATGCCATCCCTTTGCATCACTTATTAAACCATCTTCACCAACATACCTGCCGACTAGATTATTTAAATCACTTTGCTTTGTCTTCATTTCAGTAACATCACCATAAGAATAATTTACAATTTTATCTCCAACATTAAACTCAAAACCTTTGAATTCTGGATTAAAAACTTCATTTGTCTTTTTTACAAAAAAATCATTTTTCTTTGCATTGGCTTCTTCAGCTGATTTAGAATTTTTAATATAACTTCTATATGCTTCAACTTCTCTCTCCTGTTCTTCAGAAAAAGAACTCCCACTTGACTCAAGAGGAACTCTGTATTTTTCTTTTAAATCGTTAAGATATGTTTTAGCTTTTGAAAGTTCTCTTTTTTTAGCAATGTTCTTTTTCTTTATTTCTTTTTCATCATCAATGTCTTCATCATATGAAAACTTTTCATCCATTAAATAATGAATGTCTTCACTATCTAAATCAGATTCAGTTAAAGAATAGTACTCTGCTAACACTTGTTCGTCATCTAAATCATCGTATTGTTTATTTACTTTTACGAAATCTTCAAAACCACGCCCTGTGTTCTTTTTATAATCTAAATATTTAGATACCTCTTCTGGCAAATCATTTGTCTCTTCTCTTTGAGCAAACAAATCATCAACAGATGAAATATCTTTATTATATCTATTTTTAATATATGAAAGAACGTCTTCGTCTTTTATAGTTGGACTTTCAACTGCCAATTCTTCGGCTTCTTGTTCTAAAGGTTGCTCTTCAACAACATCATTAGGTTTATCGTTAAACTCAGCTTCATGCTTTTGTAATAACTTCTCTTCTACTTCCTGTACAGATTTTTCAGCTACAGAATCTAGTGATTTTACTTTAATTTCCATTTGATTTAATTTTTTACAAAGTTAATATTTAATTTAATAAAGTATTTAAGGTTTATCTAGGTTCAAATTCAGCTAAATCAAAACCATCTAAACTATCTTCATTTGATTCAAAACTAACTGATGGTAAATTGTTTTTTCTTTGCTCTATTAATTTTGATTGCTCTGTGTTAGCTTGACTTATTCTTTTAGACTTAGCTTCTTCACGTTGATTTTCTCTCATTTTCAACCCATCAATTTCAACACCTTTTAATTGCATTTGTAACTCAAACTCTAGTTGCATTAACTCAGCTTTTATAGCAGCCTCTCCCTTCATTTTTTCTATTGAAAAAGTTGCTTTTCCTTTCTCAATTTCCATAGAAGCTTGAGTTTCCATTTGTAATTTTTGCATTGCTGTTTGAGCTGCCAGTTGTTGTGACTGCATATTTATCTGACCTTGTTGTTGGGCAGCAGCAGCTTTTGCTTGTTTCTCAGAATCTTCTTTTGCTTTACGCCTAACCTTAAGCATCTGATTAGCAAGTTTAACATTTCTTATTTCTCTAATGTCAATTGCATCTTCTAAGTTTATACTATCCCTACTTAAAGCGGTTTGTATATTTTGCTCTAAAAGTCTTTGTTGCTCTTCATCTGGAGCTACTTCTATGAAGATACCAAAATCACTTAAATATAATTCAGATATTTCTTCTAAAATTCCAACATTATACTTACCTACCTGATTAATAAATTCTTCTCTAAAATCTGCATACTCTAACAAATCAGCTACTCTACTAGATAATGCTGTACAAAGCCTTTCTGTCATTCCTATTCCAGAGTCTAATATGTGTCTAGTTGCAGTATTACTGCTTAAAGCTGCTAGTTTTTGAAGACCGACTAAAGAATAAGAATCTGGTGTTGCTCCATCTCTAGCTTCATTTAAACCTGTTACATCTCTAAGCATGGACATATAATGATTATACGTACCTACAAGACTTTGTATTTTTCCTTGCCCTGAACTACTGTTCAATTGTTGAATAGGTACTTTTGCTTGATTATAATCTCCATCTTGAGTATAACTTCTACCAATAACACTTCCTGTTTGGAAAAACATTCTAAGTGCATCTTCTGGATTGTATGCTTGACCTGTTCCTAAATCTACTTCACTTAATCCATCAGCATCTATGTAAACACCATCTGGTACAACTCTTGAAATAACTTGTTGTAATTTTAAATGGGTCATTTGAATTAGATCAGCAAATGTAATCATTCTTCGTACTAAAGATTCTAAAACTCCTTTATACATTCTTGGAGCAGCAGCTAAAAACTCTGGATACACTTCTTGTGATGCAGAAGCTGGTCTAGCCATGTTCTCAGCCATCTCCCATTTAAGCATAATACTTGTACCCATAATCATAACCCCCTCATACCAAACATCAATTGTTTTAGATACTTTTTCATAATTACCTTCATCTTGCATTTCTGGAGTTGGATTAAAGCTGTCATCTTTTTCAATAACCTTTGAAGCTCCTGATGAATTTGTTTTTTTCTTATAAGTAAATGTATGGGTTGTTTTATAATTAAAGAATAAAACAGTGGCACTGTCTTTACTGAATAAACTATTATTGTAATACTGTGCTGTATTATTGTAATCATACCAACTTTGACTATATTTTGATATTTCTTCCATATCAACCCTAGTTAAACTTGTGTCAATTTTAAGCAATTCACTTATTGGTAAAGTTTTAATTTCACCCCAATAAAAACAATCTTTAAAATAAGGGTCTTCTGTATAACTATAAACTACATTTGCAGGATCAACATATTCAACTTCAATTCCTGAACCAGGTTTAAAACTATGTTTGCACATTTGAATACCTAAGACCATTTGGTCATAGTAAAGTCTTTTTTGCAAATCATGGTATCTGCTTTCAGCTAAAACGGTATTTATTGCTTCTTCCTCTGCAATTTCAATAGATGGCTTGTATTTTAATTGCATATGCAAAGCAAGCTGCTCATCGTTTTCAGGAACTTCTTCAGGACTCATTCGAAAAGTATTTACATTAAAATCTTTTTGAACTTGCTTCATTAGATCTTTAGAGATCATATCTTTTTCTAGTTGTCTTTGATATTTACTTTTTTTATCAAGAGACATACCATCCTGGGCATAAGCGTTAATTTTAAATACTCTGTCAGCCATTCCATTAACAACTATGTCCACAAACTTTGGTATAATTGGGACAGGAGTCCAGTCTAAATTTAAATAACTTAAATCCCCATCAATTGCTAATTCATTTTTATATTTAGCTATTGACTGCTCTCCACGAGCATATAATCGAAGTCTATGAAAGTCAGCCCATTGATTATAAAACCTACTTTGTCCTCCGTCTTTTCTGAACCACTCATATTGAATGGCTTGTCCTATTTGCAATCCAAACTCAACGCTGTCTTTTTCTTTGTCAGACACGAATTGACTTGGGAAACCCTGAGGGTTTATTGCTATTTTTACATCCTCCATTTATTTTATAATTTGGCTATAACTTCCCTTATTGTCATATCTTGCAAAGTTAAGTTTTATTTTTGATTTATTTTTAATGGGCTGGTAAAGGTTCTTCTGTATAGCCATGATAGCTAAACCAGAACTAATTGAAGCATCAAACTTTGTTCTTTTGTTTATATCAAACCTAGCCCAGTCTTCTAAAGTTCTAATAAAATACATCGAACCTATAAGATCTTTCTCTCTAAAAGTACCTGATAAATCAAATCCAACATTCTTTTCAATATAAGATTCTATTGCGGCTGCATGAGCTTGTTTTATATCTTCAGAGCTATTAGGCATACCTCCTAATTCTTTTTCAGTTTGTGACAATTTATTATAAACCTTATCAGGCCTATTCATTGAAAAACCTCTATACCCTCTGTTTTTAAAATGATATAACAATCTTGGTTTATTATTTTCTATTAATATTGGCATACCATAAAACACACAAGCCATTAATACATCTTCAAAAAACATTTCTGCTGTTTGTGGTCTAGCAATATATTCTAAAAAAAATTCATTAGTAGGTCCTTCATCCATGTGAAACTTAGTAACGCCATGTAAAGCACCATTAGATCCTCCACCTCCTACAGTCCCAGATATATCATAACTATCACATCCAAAAGCACCTATGTGATCGTTTTTTGGATATTTAACTCCGTTCTTTAAATAGTGTTGATTTTGTAATTGTTTTTTTGGTGTCCATGTTACATAAAATCGTCCTCTATCATTTGGAGAAAAAATAACTTCTGTATCTTTAATTCCATTTTTCCATGAAAACGAACCTCTTGTTACAAATCTATCTTTTATTAATGAATCATTGTAATCTATTTGCTGATAAAGTTTTTGAAGATTAAATAACGATTGTTTACTTTCATCTCTAAAAGCGTGAGATTCTGTACGAGGGAACTGTCTGTAATACTCGTTTAATCCATCAGGATCTGATTTAAGACCCTCAACCTCATTGTTCCAGTGATTGATAACACCTTGATCGATTACATCTCCTAAAGGCCCTTCTATCTCTTCCCCTGGATCATCAAATACAGGATATCCGTAAACATCTATAAATCCTTCATAATTCCATTCCATAGGGATGAAAAGTGAATATAGTCCACTTTTAGTTTGACCATTCTTGTTTCTTTTGTTTACATTAGAATCTGAATATAATTTTTTAAAATTACCACCTCCTTTTTCAATAGAATTAGAAGTACTTCCCATCATACATTTTCCAATAATTTTAGATCCTAATCTAAGACAGGTCTTAGTTACTCGCCAATTGTTTAATATGTTATCAGGTCTTTCCCATTTCCCACTTTCATCATGAGCTAATATTTTTAATTTTTCTCCATCGTAAGAGTTGTCACCTGTGTTTTTCCAATCTATTGTCGTGTCAAGCCCTTCAAGTTCTGTAGCGGCTTCATTGGCATCAAGCTTTTTTCTGGTAAGCTTGGAGGCTGGTACTCTATAGGCAAGTTCGGTCTTGGGCCTGTCCATACCATCCTGGATCGGTTTGAAAAAGAAGGGGTAGTTGAGCGATATTGGTACGACTTTATCGGTAAACATCTTCTTAGCATCTGATCCAGTTTTTGACAATATTCCAAAACGTGAATCTCGTGATGTGGTAGCTTCATGCACGAGTTCTGATGAGGACATAAACGAAAAGCCTGATCGTCTGTTCTTAAGATAACACATTCCATATGACCGTCTGTCTGCTTTGCAAGCTTCCCAGAATATGTAGAATAATCTATTTGATTCCCTAAAGTTTGGCTGCCCAACATCAATTTTGGTCCAGCACAAGTACATGTAGTGAGAACCAGTAATAAAAGTAGAAACCCCTTTGTTATTAAACCAAAAACCTTTTTCACGTCTTTCAAATTCTTTGTCAATATAGTCATACCATTTCTCTTTAAAGTTATCTGGATGTTTGTCCCAATCAAATACATTTTTAATTTTACTTAATTCTTTTGGATAATCTAATTTACCCCAGTAATTTTTTTTAAATTTATAAACATCTTCTTCTTTTGGTAAAGCTATTTTTAAATTTTGTATTTCATATATATCACCAATCATACCACTTTTGGATATAACAACAATATCATATTCTTTATTATACCCATAATCCCACAATCTTTTTTTATTATTGGATTTTAGAACCTTTTCAGGAACAATGTTATTTAGTATTTTATATAAAGTTTGTTCGTACATTATTTTGATCTACCTTCAGCAAAACCTTTAAATGATGCTGCTTTTGTTTCTACATTACTTTTGTCTATCATATTGTTTTCTTCTTCAATTTTGCTTAAAATTTCAAACGCATCAAATATAGCTAACTTCTTAGATGCTGCTGCATTTTTTAATCTATCAGCTGCAATATCAGGAGACAATCCATCAAGGTCTTTTTTTAAAATACCTTCATTAGCAACTTTTATAAGCTCTTGAACAGCTTTTTTACCTGCCTTAATTATTTCTAATTTTAATTCAATATTGTTCATAGGCAGTATTTTTTTTTAAAAAACAAACATGTATTAATCTTGATTCATTATCTTCATCACCAAAATTTTCAAAAATATTTCTTGAATGTTCTAAATGAGAAGGAAAAACAATTAACCTATTTAGTTTTGATTTTAATATACAACTTTTTTCTCCTTTATAATATAAAGTAGTTCCATCTTCTTTTGGTGGATTATAATTTAAATAAAGAATTGCAGTCAAATCACCCATCATTTCATCTGTATGAATAAAATTAGGTTCTATTTGATGTTCTGGAGATTTTCTTACAAAATTTAAAGATGAATAAAAATTAGGGTATTTTTCCAAAAGAAAACGAACCAACTCATCTTCACCTCTTTGTCTAACATTTTTAAATAAATCTTCACCAATTTGAATGTCTTCAAAACCTTTGTTAATTACATCACAAACATAACTATCAATATCTTTTATTACATTTTCATATAAGCTTACATTCATAAAGTCATTGTTATGTTTTTATCAAACATTCGATAAAGTTTTTCACCATCTATAGTATACTCATATTCACTGTCTGGTTGGAAATAAACAACAGTTCCTTTAATAATACCTTTACTAATTAAGTATTCATTAGGATACTTAACTAAACCCATTAATGGTTCTTCTTCTTGGTGGGTCTTAAGATAATGATTTTTTTTAGAAATAGGCTTTATCATGCAATATTTAGAATGACAAAACCATTCATCATTCTGTTTATACATATAAAACTGATCGTAATCAATAAAAAACAAGTCATCTTGAAAGAAACTTTTACCGCTTCTTTCTTTTCCTTTCATGTCATTATAATATTTAAAAACATTATGATGAACCAGCAAGGTATCTCCTGGTTTAATATTACCCTTGTAATTTATAGGGGTTTGTTGTACAATTGCGTACCTATTGGAAACGGTATGATCTTCTTTGGAGTTGCTTACTATAAAATCAACATCTCCAATTTTTTTTGTATTATCATACCTTTTTCCATTGCAAGGTTTTACAATGAAGTAAAAAGGTGATTTCATTCAAAATTTATATTATATTCAATTGATACTGGCATATTAGAATTGAATTCTTTCCAAAGAAATATTTCTCCTTGTTTATTTTCAATCCAAACTTTTATAGAGTTGCTTTCGCTTATATGCTTTATTAAATGAATATAATAATTTCCGTTAAAAATTTCCTGATTTACTATGTAGTGCATGGCGCTGGATTTATAATCAGCGCCAACTGATATTTTTCTTATATCCATTATATTTAATTTTATTTATATTTTTATACGTCTTTAAGAAATCTAATGTACGCAGCACGTTGTGCACCATTAGAACCGTCAAAACCTGAAAGTAGGAAAGGGTCTACTGCACCAACAGACCAATATCTTAGAATATCCCAGTTTCCTGATTGTGATATAGTGCTTGTCCAGATGTATTCTCTAGCTGTATCTTCAACGAAGAAAACTTGATTAGATGCTAACGTGACACCCCCATATCCATTAAGGTTGAAATCAGCATCTCCTAATTCGGTTGTATCGGTTAATCCAGCCCAATTTCCTGGGTTAGAACCATATCTATTTTGATTAGGAGAACTATCATTACATGGGTTGTTTGATATTAAGGTCCACTCTGGCGAAGTCGGACGTCTAAATCCTGTTGGTGGCTGTATTTGTCTTGCTGCAAATTGATTATATAAAAGACCTCTTTCGCTGTTATTAGAATCAAAGTCCCAGTATGCAGCTACTGGAAGTCCAGCGTTATGCTGAGCATAGAATTCAGCAGCATTTGTAGCAATAGGAATAGTCCCACCTGATATTGTATCGGTTATAGTTGAATTTTCATCAGTAAATACAAAATCACAAACTGTAGTTTCACCTGGCCCTTGGTCTTGCTGAATTTC